TTAATTCTTTTGCAGGATGCTCCGCGCATAATCTTGCAAATACCTTAGTTTTGCCTGGTCGCTGATAATACCGGATCTGATATCGAGAATGTTTCGTCCAGCAGCTTGAGAGAGTTCGATGGTGGTACCATCGCCCACGCCGCCGGTGGTTGAGTCTCCGCTTTTTGTGAGCTGACAGGTTGCAAGATTGGCGGTTGCAATGCGCACCCGGCGAGTACCGGCAATGACATCATCACGCATACGATTGTTTTCGGCTTGAGCATTAGCCAGATCCTCCGAGTGTTGTTTATCCAGTTCAGCCAGGCGTTTTTGAAATGCTTTCATTGTAGTGATATGAGTTTCAGTATCCGCTAGCGCCTTGTCGCTAACGGCTTTCAGTGCTTCACCCTGCCTGAGTTTCAAATCTGCTACATCAGTATCCCAGCGCATGTCCTGAACCCACCACGCAGCGCCCGCCCCGACAGATAAAGATATTAATGCCGCAATGAGTGTCTTATTCATCCAGCCCCCAGCAGGTTAATTCGCTTTCTTGATCCCGCCGTTCTATCTGCCCGTAGCAGTTATTAGAACGAATGCGGCAATCTTTGCCGCCGTCGTGAATCCAGCGTTTGATCTCAGCACATGCGCCCTTGCGGTCACCGGAATTGAGTTTGTAATAAAACGTAGATGGGAGGCATTTAGCGGGGCCAATGTTGTACGGGCAGAATGATGCTATACCGGCTTTCTGCGGCTCAGTGAGCGGAACATGAACATTACGTTCTACCCATGCAATAGCGGCGGCAGCTTCTTTCTGGTTGAGTTTGTCGCATTGAGCGGCGGTAAGTCTCATCCCCATCAGCACGGGTTTACCGTCGATGTAAGTAATACCACGGCAAATAGTCGGCTTGCCCTGTCCATCCCGATAAGCAGAAAGGCGATTCCCCTCTTTTTCATCCAGAAAACCGCCAAGAATTACCGTACCGCTGGCCCCCGCAATTATCAAAGCCAGCACGGTCTTACTCAGTTTGCTTTTATTCAACGGCATGAGCAGCCGCCTTTTTAGTTGCTTCAACTACCACACCGACAGCCGCTGAACGATCTTTGATTGGCTTCTTATCCGCGTTACTAAGAAAAGTTTCGATAATATTGGTACGCCGCGTTTCCTCAAGTAAACGGGCTTTCTCTTCCTGCCGCTTGGCGTAATAGGTTTTGATGGTAAAGAACGCAGAAATGACCGCCCCGAGAATAAAAACATAATCTTGCAGCGATAGCAGGGAGAAAACACCGAGTAAAGCGGACCACCAGTATGTCAGGGAATTAGAGGTATCCATTTTCATAAGCACCCCCAGACGGGGCCAGTTGCTAAAGGTGCTTATAGTTTAATTAGAGGGGGTGGTCGGAATCCCGACTTTAAGGGGGAGGGGGTTGTCATTAACCTGACGCAATGAGATGATCCATATATCTTATTAAGGATGAAATATGAACAATAAACTTGGATCAGTAGAAGGGATTCGCGGAATAGCGTGCCTCATGGTTTTTCTATCACACCTTTCGTCTACTTTTGCCCCATCAATGCATACGGGTAACATATCAAATGCACGTACACCAATCGATATTTGGTTGCATAGCTCCCCTTTTGCATTCATCTATTCGGGGGCTGCTGCTGTTGGTATTTTCTTTGTCTTAAGCGGCTTTATTTTAAGCCACGTCATTCTAGAAAAAAATAATATCGCACAGAATTCCACAGGAATGGTTATTAAACGATATTTCCGATTAATGCCTCCAGCTCTTTTGTCCTGTATTTTAGCCTTTATGATTTTCAAGTTTATTCCTGTAGACAATTCTGCACTAGGGGATTGGGCGAGGAATTATGGAATTAAAACCCCATCAATTATTGATGCAATATATAGCGGTACGATAGGGGCTTTTTTCTCTGGGAGAGCTGGATATAATTGGTCATTATGGACAATGAAAATAGAGTTTTTCGGTTCTATGGTAGTATTTTTATTATGTTTTATTTTGCCCAATGTGAAATACAAAAAATCCCTAGTAATTATAACCATGGCAATTCCTTTTTTTATGGAAATAAAAAAAAGTGATGATATATATTACGCCTCATTTTTATCTGGGGTTATCATTTACCTTTTGAATATAAAACTAGATAGAAAAACAGCACTAACCTTACTATTTATTGGATTATTCCTGTGCGGTTACCATTCAAATGGCCTTTTTTACCAATGGATTGACAGAAATGTTAGTCTATCGGTTTATAATCGCCCCATAGATAATTATATTTTATTTAACAATATTGGTGGTTTCATTTTTGTTTTCTCCATACTTAAATCTGATATTTTATCTAAAATATTCGCCAATAAAAAACTTAACACAATGGGCGCGTTATCTTTTTCTGTTTACATTCTTCACCAGCCAATCATGTATGTTACATGCCCTTACATATTTAATTTTAGCTACTCTACGGGAGCTTCCTATTCGGTTTCCGCACTTATTGCTTCACTGTTTACGCTATTAATCGTTTACGCCTTATCAATCCCTTACTATAAATATGTAGATAATTCTAGTGTTAAAATATCTAATCGAATGAAAACTATGATGCTAAATCATAAAATAGAAAAATAAGTCTTTAATATTTGGTAAGACTAAGCACAGTTTTAATTAGATGTGTGTAGCCATTATATATTATGGCTACACACATGCTTGCTAAACATCTACCCTCTCAAAAAACATGGCCCCTAACCGACATAAGAGTTTCTAACTCTAATAATTGGCATACCATAGGCTGTCAACTGCGATGTGTAAAATGTAGTCCCCACCCGCAATGCTGCAGTCGCAATATCATACGAATAAATGGCCGGTCGGTATTGAATGTAATTTCCCTCGATTCCTAGATCTGTAGTTAATCTGTGAATATCCACGATGTCATATCCAGCAGGTGCGGAGAAGTCCGCATATTGACCATTAGTTCCTGATATAGTCATAGGTACTGATACATTATTTCTGGCAACCCATCTATTTTTTGACTGCCATTTATAAACTGTACCTGGACTAATATAAACCTCTGCGCCGCGACACCCTTGAATATCGGCTTTAGAATAATCAATAACGTTCAAAGAAAATGCAGTCGGTGCTGCTCCGCTTTCTTGAGTGATATTTAAATACCCACCAATAAGAACGATATTTGAAGATAAACTCCCCCCTCCATTAAAGAAGTATCGAGTTACAGTGACATCAGTTCTGACATTACCCATGTAGTAACCGGCATTTTTTATAACCAAAGTTGATGCTTTATCGCTATACATGTTATGAATAGCTCGACCTAACTTCAAGCACTTAAAGTTAGCGATTGTGTTTGATCCGCCCCAGTTAGTATAAAAACTATCAAGGCTAGTGCTTTCACCTGTGCTGGCCGGATATTGCGCGTCGCTAAACGGCATTATTTCTAATGTGACCTCATTATCTAAATATAAGCATGTGTCTACTCCATTCCATAGTTCTCGCCCCATTCTAAGCGTAACCGTGTGAGCAGATATGGATGTAATCCCACAGGCTGTTTCATTTGCGGCATCATAAATAGGATCGGTTAGACTTATCCCTTCATAATAGCCAAGATACTGGCTATAAGCATCACCGAATAGCGTTATAGGAAATGGACACATATCCGACTCTATACGAAAATCATTGGAAGTATGCCCACCCAACCCAGCATAAACCCCTGCCGCTATTTTGGGTGGCTGGAAATATCCCTTGTGACACGTATCCCAAGCTAACCTGCCCGTATTACTCCACCCTGCGGGGTCATAAACTGCGTATTCCGCTCCCCAAACTGATACGTTAAACTTACTTTTAATAGCAGTTCCAATATGTAACCCAACAGTTCCCTTCCCCTTTGTTGCTGCTCTACGCGCCACTGGATATCTTAATTGAAATCCATCAAAAACTATCCCGCGCTGGAAGATGTCAGGGCCACTACTAACGGCAACACAAACTATAGAGCAAGCGTCTATACCCTGTGATGTTAGCGGTAAGTTTTTAGTAAACCTTGCGCCCGGCTTATCATTCTGAGGGTCTGCATAACCAATCCACCAAGACTGCTCGCTTAGTGTTAGCTGTTCATCCCCTAAGTGATAATTAACCACTCTTTTAACCCATACACAGGCTATCCCCCTCGTATAGTTTTCAGCAGCTTGGCACGCCGCCCAGTCGATAGTCTGGCCCAGTGAAGTAACATGTGGATACACTGCTTGCGCCGCTGCAAGAGTTGCGTAGCGCTCAGATAACGGGTGTACCGTGCCGTCACCGATTGCCCCAAACTGCTCTGGTGTTACCCAGTTAATCGCCTGGCTTAAATTACCTTGCGGCTGAACGCCGACTAAAGAGGCCCCAGTAGGCTTTGCTAGTTCAATCATTACATCAGAAGCGCTCCCACTCTGAGGGAGTACAGCGATCGGTTGCCCCGCATCGTTAAAAGCAGAGAGCTTATTACGACGATGGCTAATATCAGGCAGAGGTGGAATGTAACCGTCAGGCACGCGTACCGCACTACCCAAATTTGCACTAACAGAGTCGTCTACATATTTCTTAGTCGTAGCGTCCTGTGGCGCTGTCGGGTCGGCGATATTAGCAATTCGGTACCCTTGCCCCTCAAAATAATTATAATTAAACCAAGGCCGACGAAGTGCCAGTAAACCATTTAACGCCTGTCCCTGTAATACCATCCAGATCCGGTCAAAGTCCTGGTTAACGGTTGATGCAAGTAAATCCCCGTTATTCTGATATTCAGTGTTGCGAACAAGCGGCATATCGCGAGCGATCATTACCTTAACGCCGTTCGCGGGAGGAGTAAGGAAAGTGACAGCACCACCGTTAACGGCACCCGCACCGGAAACTGTAAAGCCACTGGTTAGCACTGTTCCATTGAAAGAAATGGCTAAATCTGAGGCGCTGAATACCATGAAAGTAAAAGGAAACACAGTGGTAATGCCGTTTGCGGTGTATGTCGTGTAAGGAGTTTGGTTTGGTAATGCCATGGCGCGACCTCGGCTTAATAATCAACAGCGACCTCGTGATCGCCTCCGTATGGTTGCCAATGGTCACGCGTTTGTTCATTCGGTTTCCCGACTAATTTACCAATCCGCACCGGTGTTTGACCGATAGCCCCAGAACCCGAATCGATAAAGTCGTCGTCTTGATTTTTTAATTTTGGATTGAAATCGCGCATTTGGTCATAAACAGGGCCGTCAAGCACATCAACATGCGCCCAAAGAAAACGGGAAGAGAGAGGCGCTTCAAGTGCGTCAAGGATACGTTTTTGTTTGTTAACAACGGAGAATTCTTCGGCTACCCCACAGCCAGTGCCTTTTAGTGCCTGACGTAGTAATTTAGGTGCAAAACCACCGGGGCCGTTGACCTCTACTACTACGCGGGGGATTTGATACTGAATAACGAAATCGCGGATTTGTACTACCTGCCCGCCGACTATCTTGTCGTTATCATCAAAGTCGGCCAGCTCACCGGTTAGGCCCGTACATATTTGCCAGTACAGATGGCCGCGAGCATCGGTAAGCATCAATGTAAAGGCACTAGCATCTGACTTAACTTTGCCTAGTGCCACATCCCAATAAGCCACAGCCCCCACTATCTGGATGCTACCGAGCCACATTGTGCAACCGCCGTTGGCGTAACGAATAACAGGGTGTACGTCGTAAGCCCGCATACGGTCGGGGTTAAGGCGGATATCACCCACAGGTTTACTGTGTAGCTGATACTGACTATCCCAGGCATTTACGGTTCGGGTTTTCTTGCGCCGCTTTTTCATCTCTTCGCGGGTAAATCGTTCTTCCCATGCGCAATCGGCATAACAGTCGATTAGCACGTTAGGCGCTTCGGCAAACTCAATACCGGTACCAGTCAACCGATAGTCTTTACCCTCAACCAGTAGCCGAGCACCTTTATAGATACCGGTAAAAACATACTCAGGGCGAAAGGGTATCGGGTAATGTTTCTCGGTGGCTGACTTTTCTTCTATGCGGTGTTCTTGATTAAACAGCTTAATGGTCAGGCAATCCGCCCCCATTTGTTCCATTTCATCATATAGGCTGTCGTGGGTGTGCGGGGTACCGATATACAGAGTACGGCCGCCGGGTACCAGAATGTGGGTTTGCTCTTCCAGCCGGTAGCGCAACTTCTCCCGCGCCTCGGGGGTGGTGATATTCTTCGGCACTTCGACATCATCGTTTTGGCATTCATCAGCACGCGCCGAAGTAACGTTGGAAAGAATACCTTTGGCGTACATGCTAGCGTTGCGTGAGTCGGTCGAGCCATTCACCCACCATTGTTCTACCGTACCTTGACCGTCGGGTAACATACCCTTTGTCAGCGGGTGATTGCGTAGGACGTTAAGCGTATCGCGAGAGGTTTTATAAGCCGTGCCGTCGGATTCAGATTGGTGCAAAATGCGATAGGTATTATCGCGGTAATAACGCCAGGCATTGTAAACCGCCAGAATAGTAGACTTACCGAAACCACGGAAACAACGCAGAACGGCGAGATCTCCACGATGTTCCAGCCAGTGAACCGCACGCCAATGGCAATCGGGAACGTCCCAGCGCATTCTCTTGGCCCACATGACATAGAATGCGGCAAAGGAAATCACGGAATACACTTCGCTTTTTTAAGCGCCCTTTCAACCACACGTTTTGCGTCACGTTCGGCGGTGGCCACTTCTTTTGCCATCTCTTCTTCGGCGTCAGCGGAGGGGCTATTATCGGGGGTTTTACCGCCACGGTTGTGCATACCAATCAGCGAATGGACTTTGATCAACAGCGTCAGCGAAGCCGCTGCATTCTTCTTATCCCAATAGCGATCGCCACGCTCGTCTTTGCTCAACTCGTTAATCGCTTTATCCGCACCGGGCCAGTTATCCGGATCAGATTCAGCCAGGACAACATCGGTCAGTTTGTCGCATAACGTAGTTAATCGCGTCTTATAATCTTCGTGCATAAAAAAGCCCCATCAGTATGATGAGGCTATGGTCTACCGCTATGGCGTTCGGTTTCCTGACTAATCGCCGAAAGCTGCACCTAAATCTGGCGCACGACCTGGTGCAGTTTCACCCGGTGCCCACCAGAACTGTTGGTCGTATTCTTTTTGTGCTCGTTGACGCATACGGCTTAAATACCCAGGTGAAAACTGTTCCTGAATATCGTGGAAAATCATATGGTCTAACGCCGCTTTTGCATACCATAAATTAGCCCCCGGCGTATGACCCTTGATAAAGCGCACTACATTGGCCGCTGTATGCGGGTCTTTACCGTCAATCGCCTTAAATGCCGCGCCTTGCGTCATTTTCACCACTGATTCAATATCACCGGCCAGTGGCCCGCCGATGGAAGCAATAAAGCTATTGCCGCCTTGCGTCTGGTTGGTTAGCAAGAAATCACCATATAAGCCCAACGCGCCCCCTTTCAGAAACGCACCGCCCCAAAACTCCGGTTTGCTCATGTCGCGTGGATCTCTGCCGCTGGCGATCTCGTTAAGCTGGATAGCCATGCCGCCCAATAATGTTGATGCCGCAATGATGGCCGCTGCGTAGGTGCCTTTACCCGCTCCATCTTGTGCCAGCGCACGGTGGGCATGGCGCATCACCATCGCTATAGGGAAACTTTTAAACTGGGTTGCTGACCGCCAGATCTCCCCGCTCCAAGTGCCGCGCGTGGTTCCCCGATGCAAGGTCACACGTTCACGCGCTCCCGGTTCGACCACCGCCATTTGTGCTTCGTCCTGCACTACACCTAACAATTTAGTGGCCGCCGTATTTCGCAGCTTCGCGGGGGTGGTTGCAAACTGTTTCGCCAGCGGTGTAAGGGCCGAATCGCTTAACGCCAATATTTCATTGTGAGTAAGCACAGTATCACCCATGCCGCTAAGGTCGCTGACATCTGCCCTACGCCACACCGCCCAATCCGCCTCGGTCACGCCCATCCCCTGCAAGCGAGTACGGTCTTTAGCATTCAGTTGTGCAAGGCTGGCATGTTTGCGCGTCATACCGCCGATGGTGTCCAACATCACCATGCCGAACGCCTGATTACCGGCGGCGGTCATGGCGTTGAGACCGGATGCACGCAGCACAAACCCGGCTATTTTCTGCGCACTACTGGACAGCGCACCCGAAGTGTCACCTGCTGATCCAAGGGTTTCAGCGCCAAAGCGTTGTAACCCATTGAGATAATAGTTAATGCCTAAGCCCGCGCGGCGAGCGGCTTCTCGTGAAGCTGAATCCGCAGGATTAAGCAGTTTCATTTCTTGGGCGAAAACCTGCATCACCGGTAGGTTATTGACCTTGGCAGTCACCATTAAGTTACCCTGATCGGTAATGGCGGTAATAGCGGCGGAACCGAGTTTAGACGCTACATTAATGCTGCGATAAGTGTCGAATGCCTCTTTAAGCCACGGCGTTTCAGGAATATCGTTTTGTCCGGCCACATCTTTATAGAGTCGTTCAACCCGCAACATTTCACTCTCTATCTTTTTAGCTTTAGCGGGGTCCGCATTAATCATAGATTGCTGTGCCATATCCATTTGGGTACGGAATTGCAGATCACTATTTGGCCCCAGCGTTTCGGTTAAGGCGATATCCCGCGCCAATCGGTCAATATGTCCGGTAAGCAGTGTTAACAGGTCTTTGTCGCCATATTTCTGCTGGGCGAGAATGAAGCTATCGGCATCTTTATAGTGAATAGAACGCGACTCACTGCCGTGATTGGCCCGTAAGCTACCGCCAGCAAAGCGCCCCGGTTCGACTTTATTAATCCCACCAGTAGCGATGGTTTGGGCGGCATGGGTGAAGAACTCCCTCAACTGAATATCAGACATTCTGCTGCCGTCCTCGTTGACGTACGAACGGCGATCCGCCCATTTAACATGGTCGTCGATCCACGCCTCTCTGTTCTTGGCGACCTTAAGCTGTGAATGACTGCGGGGCATGGCCCAAGACTCAAGGCGGCCAATTGCCCCGCCTGCATTGTTAAAGCGCTGGCGTAAAGTTTCGGCAACATCTTTAAACTCTTTGGCGGATTGTTTGGCGGCCGCTATGCCGGATGGCTCGCCGTGGAGTTCTTTGATGACCGCCTTGCTGCTTTCGGGGTCAGACAACAGACTAAGGAATTTGCCTTTAGTGGTATCAATTAACGTTAACATTTGGGAGTAGGCGATATCCCGAATGGCTTTAGCCTGAGATTCAACCGACAACACGCCGCTTTTTTGGTCTGAATCAAAAGCAATCAGCCTGCCAAGCGCATTCACTGGGGTATCAGTAGAACTATCAACATAGTTTTTTACCCGGTCATGGGCCAAAATGGTGAGCGCCGTGCGCCATTTTTTCAACTTGGCTTCGCGGGTTATCTCGTCCGCCGCTGACTTTGCCGCTTCGCGCAGGCGATCAGCTTTAGACATTGCCATCCAGCCGGGGGTATCTTGTGCCAGCCGTTTATGATGTTGGTTGATTCTATTCTCAATGCCTTTAACTTCCGCCTGAGTAATAGACCGACCTATCGCGTTAACCACTGCTTGAATACATTCTGCTCTCATTGGTTGCCGTGCCTCAGTTCACATTCAATAGCGGCCATAAAACCTTTAGCCTCGTTATTTGCATGGCTGATTGCCTGCTCATCTTCGAGTAACATCTCTTTTGCTGAACGCTGCTGGGTATTACCGCTTTCGTCTTCCACCCTGACCGCAATATCACCCAGTTTTGCCAATACCTGATCGGCGTTATTGATATCGCGCAGAACAGGATCGGCCTCTTGTGTCGCCGTCTCCGCTGTGGTTTTTTCTGGTTGGAAAGTGGCTTCGCTTTCAACTACCGGACGAGGGGCTATTTCTGCGGGCTGCTCGGCAAAGTTGCTGCCGTCGCGGGCAATAAAATGCGCGTCGAATACGCCGTCGATATTCGCCACATCGACAGGTTCACCTCGGTTGAGTTGATCGGTAGCCGCCTCTAACGCCCGTTGGTGAGCAATATTTGACGGAATATCGGTGGGTATCCCCGGCGCGGTATCTTCCCTGAAATGCTGCGCGTTGCGGGCAGTTAACGCGGCGTCAACCGAATCCGGCGTGGCGGTGGCCCCCATATGGGCCAAACCACCAAAGGCCGCACCTAGCACCCCGTCGGCCAGCATCGCGGTGGCATCCCACACTTTGTATTGCTGCGCCATGTCCTTATAGCCGCGCTGTTCGAGCCATTCCGCTGTGGTTCCTCTTTGTACTGCACCGATGGCGATGTTACTGGCCGCACCCGATGCGACACGAGAAAGTAATGTTTTGGCAAAAGGCGCTGCTGGCACCAAGGTACCGACGCCTAATGACACCCCATCGAGCACCCCTTTACCGGCTGCGGTCAGCGGGTCTAGCTTTTTACGCAGCCCCTCGTCGTTCGAGAAAATCGCCTCGGTGCCGCCCGCCAGAACCGCGCCACCTAACGGCCCCGCGGCAACGGTTCCGCCAATCGCGCGTGACATAACATCGCCCAACCCGTTGAGTATCTGCCCCGCAGTGGTGGTAACTGTGGCTTCGGGGGCCTGTATTTCAGCGGTTTTACGAAAGCCCTCAGCCCAAGAGCCATCAAAAAAGGCATTGGTATTAGCACCGGTGGCTTTATCTATCGCCTGCGCTACCGGAGATAGTAAAGTTGAAACCCCTTGGGAGGCGGCAAAGGCAACTTTATTTAACCCTCGGTCGATACCGCGAATAGGTTCGACGATAGTATCCTCGAGAGAAATAAAGCCGGGGTCTATCTGCTTTTCTGACTTCGAATTAAAGCGCAGGGTATCGTCGATAAACTGTTTATTTTCATCTTCATAAAATGAGAAAATATTCATTTATATTACTCCGCGCCTAAAATGGTATTTTCTTTATCGGCTTTCGAGTAACCGTAAATACTGTAGTCTTTAATTTTGGTATTAATCACCGCCGCTTCCGCATTATTAATACCGTCAATTGTGGACTTGGATAAGTTAATCGTTAACGGCCTTCCCTTTGCATCGACAAGGGCGTCTCTACCCTGCGCAACAAAATAGTCGCCATCTGGCCCGGCGGGGAGAAGGTTAAATAGACTGGCCTGATTAGCCCGCGACACATCCATACCCTGACGTTCAAGAGCCTTGTAAAGTACCGCAGGATAACGGTATTTAAAGTCACTCACGCTGACACCTACCGGGACAAAGACTTGAGCACCGCCCAACGAAGTACTTTCACCCACGGTACTTTTAATAGCATCTTTAACTTGAGAACCACTAATATCCGTCGAATATTCTCCTTTCTGGCTGGCATTTCCGACATGGTAGGCAAAGGCGATATTTATGGCCCCCTGCCTTGCTTCCGGTCGGCCCGCAAATGCATTACCGGTGACGTTATCAAATTCTGTAATGAAGTCTTTTTTAGCCGCATTCCAATTTGCCATGTCGCCTTTTTCGGTTTTAAGTTGCTCGTAACCTTGCAATACTTTATTAGTAGACTTTTGATCCGATAAAGAACCGGCTAATGCCGCTGTCGGTGCCTCAGGATATATTTGCTGCATGACCGCTTTATAATCACGGTCGTCTGGAATAGATTTTCTTAGCTGCGCTAATACCCCCGCCTGCTCGCCTGTAGGTTTGTCTTTCAGTGCACTGGTTATTGCCGCCACTTCCTGCGGCAATAATATTTTATGAGGAACCTTAAAGCCGGTATTTTGGCTTAATGCATCCAGCGTTGCCGAACGATTGGCTATTTGCTCGGCGAATCGGTCACTAATATCTTTCCTTTCCATGGCACTGCCTACCGCACTGAGAGTTGGGCTAACAGCCATCATATCTAATGGTTGCACTACTTCCCCGGTTTGGTTCTGGTTAAAGGTTAACGGGCTGTCCATTAGCTGTTTATTACTTTTTTGCACTGCGGTATTTAGCAATTGCAAGTTGCGCCACTGCTTCATGTCTCCGCCACTGGCGGTTAACTCCGCAGATAATGCATTAACGTAATTTTGTGCGGCTAGCGGCCCTTGTGATATCACTTCCCTGATTTTCACTTGATTGGCTAACAAGTCTTTGACGTCCGCCTCTACCGTTGTCCCCTTGGTTGCGCTGACAAGGTTAATCTGCTGTTCCGCTGTGGTAGGCAAGTCCATAGAGACCTGCCGTTCAAACTCACTAAATGCTCTACCGGCTTTGGCTTCCCGACGCGCAGCGGCAACTTGTGCGCGGTTCTCTAACGTCACCTGATAGCTCATCGACTGATTAAGCAGTGCGTTGCGCCTTTCAGGGTCGAGTTTATCGAGGTAAAAACCCTTTTCCGAGGTCAGATCATTATTTAAAGCCGATAACGCTCCGCCATTATTTCGCGCGGTCATTAGCCTTTGTTGCGCCTCGTTAAACCAGTTCTTATCCTGAAAGTTTTGTTTTACCCTGCCCCACTCCGCGCCGTAGGCCACCCGCCCTTGTTCGTCCAGTGAGGCTACCTGTGCGTTGATTTTAGCGACGTCTGCGCCGGGGTAATTGGTCAACTTCCCCCAGTTATCGAGCATATCGTCAACCGAATTTTTCATTTCCACTCGACGGGCTGAATTGGCATAACCGGCAACAGTCGATACCCCGCTGTTATCTAAACGGGTTAACCCTTTACCAAACGTCTCTAAGCCAACTTCATCAAGTCCGTCAACCTTGGGTTTTTCCAGCTTGGCGATAGCTTCGGTATAGGTTTTTCCCGCCATATCTGAACGTAACGTTCCATCCTGTAACTGCTGACGGATAGACTCCGCAACATCCTTGGTCTGCATCTCGTAGTCAACAAGACTCGAACCGGCTCGCGCCCGCGCTAGCTGATAATTTTCTTGCTGCTGTTCCTGCGCAAGATGGTTGACCTTACTGGCAACACCTTGTACAGAATTACCTATAGCATCAATGTTCCCGACATTAACGCGGGTAGGCTGCGGCTGTACGGTTAAATTGCCGAAATTACCTGTAGGTATCTTCATGCTTTACCCCCGCTGCTACTCGATGACTTTTTCCAGCCGGAATACGCCGTACTCCCCCCTTGAAGTAGAGAACTACCCGCACTGATATAACCGGAAGTTGCGGCATTTTTACCGCCAATACGATCTGCCTGTGCCTGAGCATTCAGGCGGGCGGCGCTATCCCTGCCGCTTAAAATGGTGGTTACTGCGTCTTCTTCTGCATCGCCGACAATGCCGGAGGTGATCCGTAGCGCGGTACCCTCGCCGGTTTCTACTCCCGAAGCGGCCAAAGCCGCGTTAGCTTGAGACGCCTGCGCCGCCCCCGCTTTACGGATTTTATCTGCCTGAACTCGGGCCGCCGCCTGCGCTGCGGTGGCATCCGCTTCTGCTTGCGCGGCCTGATAGTTAGCCATTTTCTTTTGCTGCTGCCCGCTGGCAACTGCGCCCGCCGCCCCGAGAACGGAGGAAGCAACCAGGGCAACTTCTACACCAGTACACATGGTTTAACCTCCATCGAATAAAGTGAGCCGGTACGAGCCAGACCAAGACGTTGATACAATTCACCAGTGCGCTCTTCATGTACGCCAGTGGTGATCCCCATATTGATAACCACGGCACCATGGTTTTTAGCCCATTCGATAAAGGCTTTAACCAACCGGTAACCAGCGGTACCACCCCGGTATGCTGTATCAATGAAAACGCCGTACTCAAAGGCCATGCGCTCATGGGAGAAATATTGTTCGCCTACACCACCAGCCACCCAGCCAACAATTTGGCTGCATTCCTCGACCACCAGCACAACCCCAAATTCGGCGTTAATTAGGTTGGCCGCTAATACGCTGCATTTATCTTCATCAAAGGGAAAGGAAGCGTAACGTGATTCGCGGTGCATCCGAGTGCCGAGTGCCACCAGTGCGGGAATGTCATCCATCGTTGCCGGTCTGATCATGATTGTTAGCCCCCGTTCGCTGTAAAGGTGGTAATAATTGCCAGTAAATGGAATGGCAGTGGTTGGCGCTGCTGAATCAGTAATGAGTCTTCGCCTTTCTCCCAGCCGAGTTTTCCCCAGAAGTGATCACCGGTAAATAGCGGGGCAGGCTGGTCAAGAATGGCGGGGCCAAAAGTACGAAAAGGGATAACCTGACCGTTGCACTCTGCACCGGTGGTATCCAGGAAACGCAACGTCACTTCGCTGGTGCGTTTTTTCGCATTCTGAACGGTGCCCTCGGAGGTGGGGACTTCCGGGGTAAGCGTCTGAATACTGGTCTCATAGTGCAAACCTATCTCGACACGTTTAGCTGTACGACTTAAAGTGATTGCACCCCCGCTAACCGTTTGCTGCGGCATAACTGCACCGTCGGCGATAACGTCAACGGTGCAGCCCTCCAGATGGTTTAAGCCTGTCCAAACACTGACCCCTGTTGTGTTTGTAGCGGTAATAGCTGCGTCGGTATTGAGACTAGAATCAAACAGTTCAATATAGCGAACGGTATGCCCGTTAATCTCCCTTTTGACTAAGGTATAAACAACATCATTAGCCTGTGCCGGAATTGATGCTACTGACTCAAACGCCCCTTCTGTTATCTGTCGAGTCCAGGCAATAACATCTTGCCCTCGGTCAATAGAAGCTGTAGCAATCTGACCATCTTCTCTAACCACCCAAATAAAGGCATCGGGTTCCTGCTGATAGGCCATGTCAACCGCGCCAGACTGTGTGATGTGTTCGGACAGTACGCTTAGATCATTAGCAGAGTAGGCAACAAAGCTATCTGGGTCATAGGCCACTGCAAATAATTTACGGTTAGCCCTTTGGAAAAACATGATTTCGGTACCCACCCTAACGGGGCGGATGTTATTACAACCGTAAGGGCTTGGATTCTTAACCGAGATATTAGTCGGAGTAATTGCCGCATCCCCCCCGCCGGTAAGTGTGAACTCTCCCCCATATGTCAGCGCGATCAACGTGTTCATCTGCGCCAGATGCACAATAGGGTTTATCTGGTCGGAAGAAACGGTAAACGAAATAGCATCGTCGTCGTCGGTACCCAATTCGAAACTTAGATAAATACCGGTTTCGCTCATCCAGATAGTTTGCGGGTACTTAGGTGACCCCGCCAACACAAGGCGTTGTTGATATAACGTGGCTGCGCCCGGATAACCCAAATCCGACGACCACACTGCATCTTCCCTGCTCCATGCTCCGGGTGATGCGGACTGCGTGGCGCTTAAAACAGTGCGTATCGTGCCTACTGCTACCGAACTGCTGGTAACTGTTTTAATGAGCACTAATCCGCTATTGATCCTGACATACGAACCTACATCCTGTGGAACCCAGCCAGCTCCAGTTAACTCACCACCTGCTTCCGTATCGCTGAGTACCAGGGTGATTTCAGAACCGACGACCTCTTTAACCGACGGTTTACACCACTTCTCAGGCGTGTCTCTGATTTCGTCGAAAGGCTCAACGATAAAGGGGGCAACTTCCATCACCCAATCTGTCTGTCCTCGTCTTTGCAGTCTGTAAGGCGGCACCTTTTGGTGTACTAAGAACATGGTGTCAGCACCTTGCACGTAGTTAACTTCGGCGAGCATTTCCGCCGTATACGGGCTGACTATTTCGTAAGGTGTACCGCCGGAGACAATTTGCGAACCGTTCTGGTAAAAACGAATATACCGGTCACCAAACTCAAGAACGTAAGCCTGGTCACGGTTAAAAACGTAAGGTATCAGGCGGGCGGCTTTATCTGCGTATTTGGCGGTACCTGCATAGCGCAATCCCGGTCGACGCATGACGCCGCCTTGAACCACCACTGCACCATTTTCAATAGACTTAGCGCCATTAGCGTAACGCGCAATATCAACGCGCCCCATCAAGCGGGGGGAGATCTCACCAGCGGTAAAGTTGGTTTTAATTAGATTCGCGCGCATTAGAACCTCGATTCAAGTGTTGGATAGCCGCCCAACTCTTCCGGTGGTTCCTCTTGCCCATCAATAGACTTGGCCTGACGCAGCGCGAAAGCTGCTTCCTGAGCCATGCTGTCGCGTAATGAGGCAGAGCCGGTAACCGCGTAGGCAAGCCTTGCCATCATTGCCACCTCAGCCACCTGAACCAATGCCGAATCCCACGAGGCCTCATCGATTCTTTTGATGTAGCGCAACATCACCGCGTTGGTATTGGCGAGGATATATTTCCCTTCAACCTGATAAGGGATTTCGTACCCCTCAGCGCCTACAGAAAGAATGCGTAAGCAGTCAGATGGCATAGGGAACTGGTTGGAATAGCCAAACACTGGCGGGGTATCACTGGGCGCTAACGAGATACGGAATACTGCACAATTCCATGGGTGTTTACGCAGCAAATCATCGCGTACAGAGGGGTAAGTGTTGGCGCACAACCGGGCGTGATCGGTGTTTTCTGTGAAACTGTTTATCGGATGCGCGCCCAGCACGAGCAAAGCGTTGGAACAAATGGAAATATCGGAGGCCATGAGCGTTACCTTTAGAAAAAGGCCGGGGTGTTACCCCCGGCAAAGGCGCTGGCATTAAGCAACGACGAACGCGATAGAAACAACTTTCTGCTCATTGGCGCGACCGGCACCGTAGGAGGCATCTACCGAGATTTGAATGGTGTTGTTCTTGTCACGACGCGGGCCGATATCTGTGTTGTACTCAGCACCAGTACCGAAATGCACAGCGGTTTTAGCCCATGCAACGGTGGTTTTGGTGGTAACACCGGTATCTGTAACCGAGTCCAGCTTCTCGTAAGCAATCCAACGGAAGCCCAGCCAGTTACCTGCAAGCGCACCCTCTTGCAGCATTTTGACCGCCATAAAATCGGCGCTGGTCAACGTGGTGTCGCTTAAGATCTGCGTCAGCATGTCGGCGTTGTAGGCGATATACAGCTCTTCGCCGTTCTGCTCATCGCACTCGTTGCGGCGGAACATGGCTTTAGCGGCAATCAATTTCGCCTTGGTCATGCCGGTACCGCCCGCCAAAATCTTCTGCGCGGCTGGTAATGCGACGTTGGTGTATGCGCCATTGTTCTCTACTTTGCGCGGAACCGGATCCAGCAATGCGCGGTAAATAACATCGTCTTTCTTACGGTTGGTTGCGGAGAGTGTCAGTTGCAGGTATGGCCCCTGAGGCTCAGCAATCAGTTTACGCAAATCGCGTTTTTCTACAGGTACGAATACGCCATAGTCTGCCATTAACGCATTACGGGTACCGGCTTCTGGCACATCCCAAACCGTATCGCCAAAGCGGGTAGTGATCGCGTTCATCTCGATCGTACCCATGTCATTGATAGTGAAAGACGCGCCGGTAATCATCCCACGGTCATGCACCGCAGCTTGCAGACGCGAGTCCTTCTGCTGGGATGCAATTTCGAAAGAATCATGAAACTGCTGCACAAAGGCGGCGGTGATCATGTTCTTGTTCGCTGCAAAGGTCATGTGTGTTACTCCCAAAAAATGATGCCGCGTGAGGTATCGGTTTCCCGGCTCTGTCTACGCTGGCCGCTTGGCGTTACGGACAACGGGAAATTCAGGTATCCGGCTACCACACCGGGCTGTTGGAAGTGAGGCTATTGCAGAGTGGCGTTCGGTTTCCCGACCAAATGAAAAAGCCAGCGGTTAGGCTGGCTCTCGGTGTGACATGTCACAGGTGTTATTATTTACTTAGTGCCTGCTTCAACAAATAACCTTCCAGCATCCATATTTTATTACGGGCGTTTTCGCGAGCTATTTCCATCCCAATGAATTCATCGAAGTTTTCGGGGCTAGCGCAGGCGCTTTCTCCAGTAACAGTGAAGCCGTTTTTTAACACAATGACGCAGAAAGTTAATAAATAAAGGGAATCTGGTGTAGCCAATGGGTATGGGTCGTTAGCAAAGTTATCCGCCGCAGATTTCTCATAGCCCTGTGCAGCCGTAAAGTAATGCTCACTGGCGATTACGCTATCGATATGGGCGGGTGTAATGCGCGGGGCGGTTTTGCCTGCGGCCTGAATACCTTGCTCAATACTTTTCTCGGTCATGCTATTTACCTTTTAACGTAATGAAATTAATCAACCTACTATTTCGTTACCGTAGGTGCGTGAATAGAACGCGCGGATTTTGCTGGTGACCCGCTCATGATCAGCGTGTTTAGGATTGGTGTAGGCTTCGGACTTCATCAAGTCGCGGATGCTCTGCGCTTCTTCGGCGTTAATTTCGCCACCCACCGGCGTATCTTCCCGCATCTCGGCACCGACTTTTGCCAACATGCGGATAACCAGCGGATTGTTACCAATCTCGTTAATTTTGTCTTTGTCGGCCGGATCCGCCAGACTGTTGAACGCGCGGAAAGCCAGACCAATGTTTTGCTTAAACTCGGCGTCAGTCTTCCAAGTCTCTTTTAACGAAGCAGTTGCCGCCTCCTGATCCAGTTCAGACGCACCGCCCACCAGTTCTGGCGCACGCTGCCAGTATTCACCGAGGATAAAACTCATCTGGTCGTTGGTGATACCTTTGGCATGAGCGGATTTAAGGAAGCCCTGCATATCAGGATCAGCCTTGAATTCATCCCAGTTGAAGCCCTCACCCTCTACCGTTGGCGCATACTCTTCTACCGTTTTCGGTGGCGCATCGCCCGCGCCCAAACGTTTCTCCAGATGCGTGTAAGACTCCGCAAGTTTACGGGCCGAGTCTTCAACTTTGATTGCGCCATCTTCGCCCGTAATACGGAACTTTTCAGGCAACCAATCATTCGTGCCTTGGGTTGTCGCACCGGTAGCAAGCAGGTTATCGCCAGTAGTCGTTGTTTCACCGCCTGCGCCGCCAGCATCTTGACCAGCATCAGCGTTAAGAAATAAGTGTTTAATCTTCCACATCGTCGTTGACTCCGTTTGCCATGTTGATACGGCCTAAAATGAAATCGAGCACTGCGCGTTGCCCGGCGTTAAAGCAAGTTTGGCGGTCACCCTCGGCACCGCCCTTAACGTACACACCTCGCCCAAAGCGGGTGATCAATTCTTCCAGCACCTGTGGGCCGCCTGCCGTCTCATCAAACAAGCGTTTGTAATCCTCTGCTAATGCGGGTTTGACTATCACTGTCCACCCCCGACAGCCTGGTTAATCATCGCTGAACCAGCTTCTTGTCCCATTTGCTGCATCATCTGTTGTTGCTGCGCCTGCTGCTGTTGCTGCGCACGTTGCTCGCGTAAAGCGGTAACATCAGCTGCGCTACGCAATACTTTGGCGGGTACGCCCAATGCATCAGATATGACGCGGGCAGCGGCATCCGCGTCCATGTTGTCGGTGACTTCGGGGTTGACCGCTGCAAGCTGGGCAATGTTTGCACCTAAGCGTTCGATGGCTGTGACGTCTTCCAACTTCTGCGCTCTGGCCAACGGCGAGATATAGCGAATGTTGAAGTTTGCCTGTGCCATAGACTCAGGCATTTGCGGGAAGACACCGGCACGGAAAGCAATGCCGAAGCAGCGCTCTACCAGCGGTTGCAGATATTCCGCCTGAAAGCGGCCGTACACTGGCCCCAATAGTTGGCGGATCAGCGCAACCCGTACATGCACTTCAGTGGCGGTCATGGCTGGGCCGTCCTGCGGTTGCAGTTGGTCAGCCATCAGTATCTTGCGGATTTGTGCTTGCAGCCGTTCTTCTGCGGTAAACGCGACGTTGAAGTCGGCACCGGTAAGTAGCGGTTTCATGCTGTCTACGCTATTGGCAACGATGATTTTGCGCGGCCCGACTTTGACGGTGCGCGGGTTGAGTACGCCGTCGTCTTCGGCAATCCACATGCCAGCGATTGCCAAATCCTGTGCGGCCTTCTCCATGCGCTTGGTTTCGTTTAACTCTTTACAGTCTGGCAGTGCGTCATACACCGGGCCAACCCCGTAGGGTGTGCCGGGTATCTTCATCCAGCGCGGTACGCAAACGGGGAATTCATGGTAACCGGATTCGCGTACCACTCTCTTCTCGGCAACTTCCACGTTGAACGAAGCGAACGGTAAGTTTTTAGCCAGGCGAGCATTACCGATATACCCATCGCGGGGGAAAATAGCGTGAATGAACTCGAATTTATCGTCAGGCTTTTTGGTGGCCGCGTCCTGTATTTTGTGACTGACATTATCGCGCCCAAACTCTTTGACCGCCTGTTCCGCCGTCAACTGGTAGCAGCGATACACCGTATTCACCACACCGTCGCGGCGACTGGAGGCGACAAAGACCTGAGCTAAAGGCCACTGGCTAAAGGTATAGCCGCCTTGTTCTGTGTCCTCGTCGATATACAGCGCAAACCAGCCCGCGCAAACTACATCGATATTGGCCTCGTAGCCTTCTGCGTCGAAGTTGGCGGCGTGAATGTTCTCCCAGGTGAGCGTTGCGCAGGTAGAAAGCCACGCTCTTTCATCGTCTGACAGGTTTTCGCTACCGAGATCTAACCATTGGGCGTTAGCGGGAGTCATGCCGGACATCAATGCCGAGGCGAGAATTCGGGCGCTATCGGTGGCTGTGCCATCCAGCAAGCGGGCAACCTTAGATTTTGCGCTCTGCGCGTCCAGCACTTCGGTGGAAAAGCCCGAGCCGCGCAGCGGGTAGGTGTAGTCGTAGCACTCCCGCCAGACGCTTTCATGCAACTGGCGGGCAGCTTTGAGTGAACTTACGCGCTTAACCAGCCTTGCGGCGGTATCGTCCATCGTTATGCTCCTAAGGTGCCTTTGCCCGATGCGCCACCAGACAGCAAGGACGTACCGCTGTCGGTTGTGCCTTCCGCGCCAGTGGCGAGAAGTGACGAGCCTTTCTTGCGTTTCTTACGGGCTGCGGCATCAGCGTTAGCGGTCTTTGCTGCTGCGTTAGCCGCTGCGTCTGCTTCGGCTTGCGGGTCGGATTGCACGACGTTTGGGGGGCCTCCACACATGGGGATCTCCTTACTGAACAATCCAACCAGCATCGGTCAGAGTTTGGGAAGCGCCGCCGATAGAACCAGCGGAACCAGCACTCGTTTGTTTCTCAGTGGTCGCCTGCTTAACCAGCTCGATAAAGTCGAGGCAGTTAGTCAGCGGGTGGCCGATAGCATCCACAAAACCGAGTTCTTCAAATCGGGTGATAATGGTGAAACCCGCGGCGTTAACGCCAGTAAGGGCTTCATTGCGGGCGGTATGGTCAACAGCGGGTAGCTCTTCGGTGGTGGCGTTTGAATCCAGACCGGTGAGGGCTTCGGCAACGGTTAGCGCGGTACCTGTGTCCTCGCCAGCGGTGCCAATCAGGTCAGTAGCATCGTCCTGCAATGTTTCCTGACCGGGTACTTCAATCTTGGTTTTTGGTCGAGCCATGAGGCGTACTCCGTGGGTGATGAACTACGCCGAGTGTGTACGGTACCCGCGTTCGGTTTCCCGACTAAAATGTACAGTTTTGAGGACTTTTTAACATAATGACCATTTCCCGCACCGGCGAGAGGTCACTCATTTGAATTGCACGGCGAAGAGGTTAAAAGATCAGGTTTGCTGCGGGGAAATGGCGGCTTTCTGCAAACAACATTGTGTTAACAAATCGCCGCTATTGCACTTGGTACAGTTTGGTATGTGAAACGCTTATTTCTGCAATTTTAACGCTTTCGGAACCGACTGGCGGGTTTATTGGAATATGGCAGGTCGTGAGGGTTTTTATCCGTGACCAGCTCCCACAAACGTATCAGCGCTTCCCCATCATCGTAGCGCGGATTGCTGCCCTGCTTCCAGCCAAACAGCGTCGCCTTAGCCACACGAATACCTTTCGCTATCTGCTGCTGCGTCATGCCGCTACGCTCGACGTCTGTGATTACCTGAAACCAATCGATTTGCACGATAAGGCCCCTCCTGAAAGCAAGTAGCAAACGCGCGCGTACGCGAGAGCGACCACCGAATTTGTCGGAATTCAACACCGTTTGGCGTCAAATCCGCAGGCTACTTGCGCATTGTTTTATAGAAACTGCAAAAAATTACAGGCTATTTGCTGTCCCAACCTGCCCCCACTGCCCCCACCTGTTTTGTATATATCCCTAAAAGGCCCTTATATAGTCGTTTCTGTAATCTTTTAGCTAATAGGTAGGGACAGTGGGGACAGTGGGAACAAACTTTATATTTCATACAGTTAAATTGTCCCCACCTAGTTTAATTGGTAGGGACAGGTGGTTACGCTGGCTCCCATATACGTTGTTTTTTACCGTCAACGCGACGTTGAACACGCTTATAACCGCAGTTTTGCAGAACATTACTAATTCGCATTTCTTCACGTTTCCCAACGTTGCGCGGGTCGAGGCCGATAGCTTCCCGTAAAACATCGCTAACGCGTAAGAATTCGCGTGTTCGTGGCCTTTCTTCCGTTAACGTGTCAGGTTCATCTAACCAACGTTCGACCGTTTCGAGCCATGCGTCTTTGATGGTGTACTGGTCGTGTACTGCCGTAGCCAAACGCTCCGCATCGTAGAAATGTACCCCCAGCGTTTTGAATAGCTCCCGCGCTTCCGCCCACAGTTGCAGAACGTCGCTACGAATAGCTGCGACATCCACTTGCCCGACATGAACGGGGAGCCACCGACGGTTGCCGGTATCATCGGCTAAGAATTCATCCTGATTAGTGGTACCGATGAACACCAAGCGACGCGGGAACTGAGTGGCAAACTCACGGTACTTAGGGATCCAGTTCTCATGGGTGCGGGTGATAAAGGCTTTTATCGATTCCAGCTCTTTAGTGTGCAGGCCACGCAGTTCACCGATTTCAGCCACCAGACGGCCGCGCATCTTACGGGCTAAGTCGTCGTCTTTCTCGGCAAAGGATATTTCACAGAAGAACGACGGGTCAGGCGATAACGCCGCCACGCCAGTAGACTTACCGCAGCCCTGAGCGCCTACCAGAATAGGCACCATATCCGCCTTGCAGCCAGGGGAAAGTACCCGCCCCGCTAACGCCGTCCACATATAAAGAGAGACAGCGCGAGTGTAGGCGGATTTCTCAGCACCGAAATGGGTATGAACGAATTGTTCAACGCGCGGCACACCGTCCCACTTCAAGCTGTTTAGCCAGGTAACAGCGGAATCGAAAGGCTGTTCATCAGCGGCCAGTAGCACCACATCACGAATAAGCTCACGTCCGATAGGTTTGAAGCCCCGTTTTTCCATGGTAATGCGTAGCCGTGAATAATCGGGGTCGCCGAATGCCTGCCACTGGTCGCCCTTATCAGGTGCAAACATGATTTCATCGCGGAACTGGTCGAAGCGGATTTGAATACTGCAAAAATCTGGCCGCATCACGGCTTTAGCGGCGTTCTCTATCGTCGACTCAATCCGACCTTTGTTATCACGTTTGAATGAAGGTAAAGGCGCGGGTTCACTGGCTTCCACTTCAACGATATCAAAATCATCGATGCGTAAACCCAGCTCATTGAGGTAGTCGCCGTCGTTACGGTGGCCGCAACTGGCGTGTAAGCATTTGAAATGCCCTAGCTCAAAACCGGCGGTACCGGCGGGGAAATATACTGTACTGGTAGGATCCGTTGCGCCACTGTGACCGTCTTCAAAAGGACAACGAATATAACGTTCACCGCTGGCACCAAAATCCAGAGTCCAGCCGTTCGCATCCAGAAAATCAGCGGTTTCATCCGTTGCATTTGGTGTGGTCTGACTGCGGTCACGTAACCGACTGGCACCCGCTTCGGTGGAATTCACCACTGGCAGACGTTCCGCCAGCGCAGACCACAGGCTTTCTAACTGTTCGGGAGTAATGACCACCGGCTCATCAGGTAAATCATTATCCCACAAGATACGTGCGCCGCTGGGATGGGTACCCGCTACCACCGCCTGATTACCGTCAGCCAGCATTTCAATAATGCCGTTATCGCCGTCTAAGCGGTGAATACGTTTGCGATACTCACCTTCGACAGCCAGCAGGTACAAACATTTGTTGCTGTTCGACCGGTACCGACGCGGCGGGACAGTGCCGAATAGCTCGAGAGTTAGCTCTTGGATAAGTGCCTGTATTGCTTCGTTTTCACTGTCACAATCCAATGCGATAACACCGTTGCCGGTTCGCATACAGATCCCGTAATCAGGCTCGCGGCTCCATTTTTCTATTTCAGCGTCGTTTATCTGGCGCTTAGTCCAGTTGACCAGGCCAGCGATTTGCCGATTGCCGTTGTAATGGCTTGGTGTCTTACCAATCGCTTTTAACTTACTGTCAGGGGATAACGGCGCAGAGGGGTTACACACCACCGGTAGCAGGTCTGAACTACGGCCCAGCACCAGATCGAAGTGGAACCACTCATCAGGCGACGCCCCCCATTGTTCTTGTTGTATTGGCATGGGTTACGCCTTTTCTTGCGGGACAACGCTCAAATAGAACTTTTCCAGCGCCCGAACTGTAGATAGCCTCGGGTCGGTATGTTTACCTGTCAGTAAACGACTAATAGAGGACTGATTAATCCCAGTGTGCTCTTCTATATACACTTGGGTAAAACCCGCTTCAATCAGCTTTTTGACAATTTCTTGAGGCGTAAATTGGGACATGGTTAGGTACCTCCGATTTAACATATAGCCAAAACTATCCGAAAACGCATTGCATATCAACCCTGAAACGCATTATAAGATGCGCTAGAGTATGCAAATTCGCATATTTGTACAAAATATGACTAATAGAGGATTTTAAAATGTCGGGTACATTGCAAAATATTCAGAACAATATTAAATACTTAATGCAAAAGAATGGAATATCTAGCGTTACCGAGCTGTCTCAAAAAATCAAAATGCAGCAATCAACTATGCATCGTTTATTAACAGGTGAGGTTAACGACCCTAAATACGGCACTCTAAAGCAGATAGCGGACTACTTTAGAGTGTCAGTTATTGACCTGACAGAATGCAACTTAATGGATGGCGCGGCTAAAACAGTGGTAGATGTTGATGGCGACCCTCACGAAATGCACTTTAGAGATGTGCCTGTTGTCGGTAATGCCCAGCTCGGTAACGGAGGCTTTTGGAATGATATGGAATACCCTATAGGTGCTGGTGACGGTTTTATTCGCTGGCCGTCATACGACCCAGATGCTTATGCACTTAAATGCGTGGGCGACTCAATGATGCCCCGTATTAAAGAAGGCGAATTCGTTATCATTGAACCCGGGCACAACTATATACCAGGCGATGAAGTCCTAGTTGTTACCGATAAAGATGAAGTAATGGTAAAGACATTTTTATTTGAAAGAGATGGCTATATTCATCTTTTACCTGTTAACGAAGACCACGCTCCGATCAAATATCCCCGAACTGCAGTCGTTAAAATCCAGTACGTTGCCGGGATTGCGAAATCCTCACTTTGGCGTGAATAATATAAAAATCAACAATATATAAACAGGCCGCCTTTAGCGGCCTTTCTTTTATGTAAAATAATGCATTTTCGGGTTGACCATCGAATGCAATATCGCATATAAATGCGTTAACGGATTAACCAATGCGAAACTGCATTATAAATTCGATAACGCTCTTTAACAATTTAGCCAGGGCATCACACACCACAATTCAGTGGCCCGCTGAATGTCTGCGCTAACCCGTTTAATTCGGAACGCGAGATCGGAACGTGAAGAATATTACAAAGTGTTTTTACCCTGCTGCTGTCAGTACGCGGCGGTAGGCATAAAACCACCGAGGAATAACAGCCATGAATTCCCTTAAAAAGATGCAACACCGGTACCGTTTAACAGGTGCCGACTTTAATAAACATCCGTCTCCGTCTGGCGTTCTGTACCCACTTTGTCTTCTGTGCGTCGCCCTCTTCCTCTTCTATTTAGCGAGATAACCCTATGAGCCTTGAATCGAACCTTGAACTAAACAACAAACTCGTTGCGGAGCAAAACACCTTGCTAACGCAGCTTCTGGCGGCGATAGCTGGCGGTAAACCTGCTTTTACCCCCGACACTAAGCCAGTACCGAAAGTGGAAACCGCTGGTGCAGATGCCAGCAACACAACTTTCAAGCCGATTGACTTTGAAACGTTGGATTACCCACTGGTAGCGTGTCTGGCTGTGCTGTTCGGCAGCGAAGCCGAAACACTGACAGAAGAGCGGTTAACGCAAGCTCATACGCTAATCAATTCAGATGAAGAAACAATCCCCGCAGCCAAAGCATCCGCGTTGCATGAAGCGATGGCCGAGCACGTACAACGCACCAAGATGTACCGCAAGGCTTACTTCGATATCGCCTTGCATGTGCTCAACTTGTGGGATCAGTTGGAAGGTGCTACCGCACGTAGTGAGTTCATCGAAAAACTGATCGTAGAGCCTCACGACAAACGCGCAGCGGTTAAACCCAAGGTTGAGAAAAAGACCAACAAAGAAACCACCACACCCGAACCTGAAAACGATACCGAAGCACTGTTCAAAAAAGCCGAAGGGCTGATTTTGCAACTGGCGAAGGGCGGTTATCGCAGTGAGGCCATAGCGATTCTGGATAAATTCGGTGCTAAAAAGCTGGGGCAAGTACCCGCTGACAAATTACCGGAAGCTATCGCACTGGCTGAAAAAGCGTTGGAGGGCTAACCATGCCGGAACAACATGCAAGATTGTCTCCGTCGGGTGCGCATCGGTGGATGCGCTGTAGCGGAAGCCTCGCGTTAGAGGCGGGGATACAGGATACCGGTTCGCCATTTGCGGTGGAAGGTACCGCCGCCCATGCGCTGGCTGAATGTGTTTTACGCAATTTGCAAGATAACACCCTTGCAGGTAAAGAACTGGTAGGAGGGCAAAAAGCTTCCGATTACATCGGCACTTACCCTTTATCTCACCCAAGCAAACCAGATGCAGGGCCGCAGGTTACGCCCGATATGGCCGCCGCCGTGCAAACCTATGTTGATACTGTGTGGGCGCTGTCGCAAGGCAACGAACTGCTGATAGAGCAGCGTGTCGATTTCTCCGAGATTGTCGGCGTACCGGATCAGTTCGGTACCGCCGATGCGATTATCTTTGCAGGGGAGGAGTTACAGCTTCATGACCTTAAGTTCGGCATGGGGGTACCTGTTAGCGCCGTAGAAAACGAGCAATTACAGCTCTACGCTCTCGGCGCGTTAGATCAGTTCGCCATGCTGTACGACTTCACTAGCGTACGGCTTTTCATTCACATGCCACGCCTTAATTTTGTATCTGAGTGGGTGATATCAGTTGACGACTTGGCCGCTTTCGGTGAACGCGCCCGCGTTGCTGCGGCGGATAGCATCATCGCAATCAATATTGCCGAGTGCGACGGCGTAGATTCGCTGCCGGCGGATTCATTTACACCAGGTGATAAGCAATGCCGCTTCTGCAAGGCCAAAGCAACCTGCAAGGCACTGGAACAACATAGTTTAAATCTCGTTGCCGACGACTTTGTAGACCTGACCGACCCCCTTGAACCGCAGCTATCAGGCGCAAAAGAACGCATAACCCACTGTGATAACACCCACCTCGGCGAACTACTCGGCCAACTTGATTTAATAGAAGGCTGGTGCAAAGCAGTGCGCGAACGCGCCAACAGCGAGTTAAACGCAGGTCATCAGGTACCGGGCTACAAGCTGGTTATTGGTAAGCAAGGTAACCGGGCGTGGAGCAGTGAAGAAACAGCCGAAGCCACACTAAGCGCGATGCGCCTCAAGAAAGAGGAAATGTACAACTTCAAGCTAATTAGCCCGACACAGGCCGAAAAGCTGCTTAAGAAAGAAAGCCCGCGACGCTGGACGAAGCTAGAAGCAATTATTTCCCGTGCAGAGGGCAAACCCACTATCGCACCGGAAGCAGACCCCCGCCCGGCGCATATCGTCAACCCCGAAAACGATTTTGAAAACGTGGACGAAACCGAGTCCGCCGAATCCCTCATTTAAAGGTACCTACTCATGAAAGTTAAATTAGCTAACGTCCGTTTGGCCTTCCCCGACCTGTTCGAAGCAACGCAAGTTAACGGCCAGGGCGATCATAAATTCCGCGCCACGTTCCTGTTAACACCGGATCACCCTGCCAATAAAGACATCGAAGCGGCAATTAAAAAGGTCGCTGCCGATAAGTGGGGAACCAAAGCCGAAGCAGTATTGAAAACAATTGTAGGCAACCCAATGCGCTACAACTACCGCTCAGGTGATGAAAAATCCGAGTATGACGGCTATCCGGGCAACATGTATATCGCCGCCAGCAACAAGGCCCGCCCGCTGGTTCTTGACCGTGATTTATCCCCACTGACCGCTGCCGATGGCCGCCCTTATTCCGGCTGCTTTGTTAACGCCACTCTCACCATCTTTGCCTATGACAATCAAGGCAAAGGTATCTCGGCCTCTCTTGGCGGTGTCCAGTTCTTCAAAGATGGTGACGCCTTCGCCGGTGGCGGTATCGCTTCTGTTGAGGACTTCGACGAAATCACCGAAGGCGCTGACGCAGAATCATTGATCTAATCCCCAACGCCCTGCTTTATGCGGGGCTTTTACCTCCCTGCAGGAGTATCGCCAATGCTAACCACCACCCCCTTTAACCAAAATCTGGTGCATCTGAATAAAGGCACCTTAAACGATGAGTTGACGGAACACCTTGCCGAACTCGTCAAAGCCGTACGCGAAACAGGTAAAGCAGGTTCCCTTACGCTGACCTTGAAAATCAGCATGTTCAACAAAGCAAACGAGGATGTTGTGAAGATCTCCCCGGTTGTGGCCTGCAAGCTGCCAGAGGGTGAACGTGCCGAAACCATTATGTGGACTACCGCCGATGGCGATTTGTTGCGTAACGACCCGGCGCAGAACTTCACCGAGTTGAAGCAAGTGGAAGGCATCGACAGCCAGCGCCGAACACTACCAGAGCAGGAAGCTACGCCGCTGCGCAAGGTTCAGTAGTACCCAATCCCCCCGGCAAATGCTGGGGTTCTTTTTATCAGGTAGAAGAAAAGAACAATGACCGAAGTTAATTCGTTACTGGCACTCACCACCGCGCAAACTGTGTTGGAGGTGGCGGGAAATCCGCTGGTACAGGTGCCAGATGGCTATCGCGTGCAGGATCTGGAGGATTACTTACCCGCTCCTCGCCGTATGCGTCAGCGAGTGGTTTTGTTGTCTGCTGCGAGCTTTATCGCTTACTGCGTCCGTTTCGCTAACACCGGTACCACCATTTTAGCAGACAGTGAAAGCAACAGTTTACAAGCTGTTATCGACCATGCAGTGAACTCGGCGGAGCCAACGTGGAACGACCACCGCGCGAGCTATAGCTGCGAATTGTCGAAAGCGTGGAAGATTTGGCAGAAGTACGACGGTCAGACACTAGGACAGGAACAGTTTGCCGAACTGCTGGAAGACCGCGCCGCCGACGTTGTTAACCCAACCGGTGCGGAATTGCTGGAAATCGCTACCAAGTTCCAAGTTATCCGTAAAGCGGTCTTCGGTTCCGCTATGCGTCTGGCTACTGGCGAATTCCAGTTCAACTACAGCGATGAAAATGAGAAAGGCACCATCGAAGTACCGGAACTTATCACTCTCGGTCTGGCCCCGTTCCACAACGGCGAAAGCTACGAAGTGCAAGCCCGCCTACGCTATCGCCTGCGTGAGGGCAAATTAACCTTTACTTTCAAACTGGTTAACCCTGAGCGTGTGGTTGAAGACGCCTTTAACTCGATTGTCGAGAAAGTTAAAGAAGGCGTATCAGTGGCCCACGTTTTAGACGGCTATCCCCTTGATTAGTTTCGTAAGTTAACCCATCCCCGCCCTGCGCGGGGGTGTTTTGACGAGTGGGCGTTGTGCCTGCTGTTCAAAGCACATCAATAGAAGGCTACGTTTATGCCCGAAAAACTCTGGTTCGACTCCGAAACATTTTGCGAGACACCCATTAAAAACGGTACTCATGCATATGCTGAACATGTGGAAGTAATGATCATCACCTACGCATTAAACGATGATCCGGTAAGTGAATGGGATATTACTAGCGGTACCAAAATGCCAGAAGATTTAAAGGCATATCTGCAAGACCCATCGATAGAAATTTACGCTCAAAACTCCCATTTTGATAGAACCATGATGCGCCACGATATGCCCGCGGTCATTGCAGGGGGCGTTGAGCGCTGGCGAGATACAATGGTTAAAGCCCTCGCCCACGGACTTCCAGGAGGGCTTGGTGTTCTCTGCGAAATCCTCGGTATTACTCAGGATAAAGCAAAAGACAAGGAAGGTAAGGCGCTGATCCAGTTGTTTTGTAAACCACGGCCTAAAAACTCAGCTATCCGTCGGGCTACCAGTAAGACGCATCCGGAAGAATGGAAACGCTTCCTAAAATACGCAGGCAATGATATCGAAGCGATGCGCGCGATAGATAAAAAGCTGCCTGTCTGGAATTATCAGGGTAATGAGCTAGCACTCTGGCACTTTGATCAGCTAATAAATGATCGTGGTGTCCAGATGGATACCGTTCTTGCCGAAGCAGCAGTTACCGCCGTTGTGGATGAGCAGAAACTTCTCGCTAAACGCACACAGAATCTTACAGATAATGAGGTTCAAGCAGCCACGCAAAGGGACGCGCTATTACGTCATATCGTGGAATCATTTGGCATCGACTTGCCTGATATGCAAAAAAGCACATTAGAAAGGCGCATTGCCGACCCTGAATTACCCAGCGTTTTACGCGAACTGCTGGCAATCCGTTTGCAGGCCAGCACCACCAGTACCAGCAAATATAAGACCTTACTCAAAGGTGTGAGCAAAGACGGACGCTTACGCGGTACTTTGCAATTCTGCGGAGCCAGCCGCACCGGACGTTGGGCGGGCCGCTTGTTCCAGCCGCAAAACCTCCCCCGCCCTGTTCTGGATCAGGAAACCATAGACACCGGTATCGAAGCGTTAAAAGCCGGTTGTGCCGACCTGCTATTCGATAACGTCATGGAGTTAATCAGTTCTGCTCTGCGCGGTTGCATTGTAGCCCCCAAGGGTAAAAAGCTGGTTGTCTCTGACCTTTCCAACATTGAGGGCCGTGTTTTGGCATGGCTGGCGGGCGAAGAGTGGAAGTTACAGGCTTTCCGCGATTACGACACCATCATTGGCTATGACGAGGAAGGCGAAGCACTGCGCGAAGGGCCAGACCTATATAAGCTGGCCTACGCTCGAGCATTTAATATATCGCCGGATGATGTCACTAAACTCCAGCGCCAAATCGGTAAGGTGATGGAATTGGGACTAGGTTTCGGTGGTGGCGTCGCTGCGTTCCTGACCTTCGCCCTTGTGTACGGTCTTGATCTGGATGAATTGGCAAAAGCGGCACTGCCAAACGTCCCCGCCTCAATACAGCGTGAAGCTCAAAGTTGGTATCAAGCATCTGTAAAACAGAAACGAACCTTTGGCCTTTCGGAACGAGTATTTATCGCCTGTGATTCATTAAAACGGATGTGGCGAAATGCCCATACAGAAACGATTTCTTTCTGGAGTGAAATTGAAAATACCGTACGTCGCGCAATCATTAATCCCAAACAAACGTTTGTCTGCCGCAAGTTGAAGATCCGCCGTGACGGTAGTTGGCTACGGATTCAACTCCCCTCTGGCCGTTCCGTTTGTTATCCCGGTATCCGTATCGAGGGGGATAAAATCAGCTACATGGGCGTCAATACCTACAGCCGTAAATGGCAACGCCTAAAAACCTACGGCGGTAAGTTAGCAGAAAACGTTACCCAGGCAGCGGCCCGCGATGTGATGGCAAACAACATGCCGTTAATCGAGGCTAGCGGCTACGAAATCACGCTGACTGTCCACGATGAAGTATTAACCGAAGCGCCTGATACCGAGCAATTCACCTCCGATAAATTAAGCGAACTTCTCGCTACCTGTCCCGAATGGGCTTTAGACCTGCCGCTTTCCGCTGGCGGGTTCGAGGCTCATCACTACCGTAAGGAATAACCCCATGAAATACCTGTATGTCGTTATGGACTCGCGTGCTCAATCTGATATTGACAGAGCGATGATATTGGAATGTTGCGGCAACAAAAAACCATCTTGGAAATCTCTCAGTGAAACTTGGGGGCAGCAAGGGGCGGTACTCGTCCGTTATCGTGAGTCCAAATCTCAGGGCGAAAATATTTACACCGGCGAGGAAGTTGTCGGCGTTATCAACTGACGGGGGTTAGCCGTATGAAAACCGTGAAAGACCCCCATCACGACGGCTCAATGCTATGGGGCTGGGATGGGGTGAAACTTTATACAAAATTAGATTCGACAGTTGTTAAACGCTGGCAGGAAGTCAAACGGATACACCCGACACCAAGGCGTATTGCGGTTTTATACGCTCTCATGCATAAGGACTAACCCTATGTCATTTAAAAATCATGACAGCCCGCTCTACTATCGGGCTGCGCGCGAGGCTGCGCAAATTGAACGCGAGGGTGATTACCGGCGGGCCGCCAAGGTCTGGACAAAAGCCAGCCGTTTATCACGCAATGGCGTTAATCAGGAGTGGAGCGAAAACCGCTCCGATTTCTGCATCATGCAGATCGCTCGCGAGAAATTCAAAGAAGGTGCAGCTAATGGCCTACATCCGTGAAGACTCGATAGAAGACAATCTCGTCAAAGAGGTGAAGAAAGCCGGGGGAATAGCCTACAAATTCATTTCCCCCGGTCGCCGTTCGGTACCGGATCGGCTCGTGCTTCTGCCTGATGGCAAGGTGATTTTCGTTGAATGCAAAGCGCCAGGCGAAAAACCTACCGCCGCCCAGCTTAGGGAGCATGAAAAAATACGCGCGTTAGGTTTCGCAGTGTGGGTATTGGATAGTAAAGATCTGGAGGGGACATTGTGAAAAAGTTCATCCCCCACAAATACCAAAACCAAATAATCCTTCATGAAATAGACGCCCCCCGCTCAAATGTTTGGGCCGGTATGGGTATGGGTAAAACTGTCGCAACGCTTACTAGCCTTGAAGATCTGTTTATGTCTGGCAGCGAAACCCAACCGGCGTTAGTTCTCGCGCCGTTGCGGGTTGCTCGGTCTACGTGGCCGGATGAAGTGGATAAGTGGGATCACCTGCGCAATATCGAAATGCAGCCGGTGGTCGGTACCGCGCAGGAACGTTTAGCCGCGCTGCGCAACTCTAACGCCAGCGTGTTCACTACCAATTACGACAACCTCGTTTGGCTGATAGAAACCCTCGACGGTGAATGGCCGTTCGGTACCGTCATTGCAGATGAAAGTACCCGGCTTAAATCCTTTCGCCTGCGCAAAGGCGGTAAGCGTGCGGCGGCGCTGGCAAAAGTTGCACACCGATCAGGCCGTTGGGTGAACCTCTCAGGTACCCCCGCGCCAAATGGCTTACAGGATTTATGGGGGCAAGCGTGGTTTTTGGATAAAGGCCAGCGGCTAGGCCGGACATTCAGCGCTTTCACTGACCGCTGGTTTAACCGCATCCCGATCGGCACTACCGGTTTTAATAAGATTGAACCGCGAGAGTGTGCGCAGCAGCAAATGCAAGATGCCCTGCGTGATGTGACTATCTCCCTTGATGCTACCGACTGGTTTGATATCGATGAACCTATTCATAGCGTGGTGCGCGTTGGCCTTAGTCCTAAAGCCCGCAGCCAGTATAAAGAAATGGAAAAGGAGATGTTTTTGCAAATTGGCGACCACGATATCGAAGCAATGAACGCAGCGTCTAAAACGATGAAGTGTTTACAGCTTGCCAGCGGCGCTATCTATACCGACGAGGCGGGCAACTGGACGGAGATACACGACGCCAAGCTACAAGCGCTGGAAAGTATCGTTGCGGAGGCCAGTGGTATGCCGGTTCTCGTCGCTTACCATTTCAAAAGCGACCTAGCCCGTTTGTTAAAAGCCTTTCCCAAAGGTCGCCACCTGGACGCAGACCCACAAACCCAGCGCGATTGGAACGCAGGATTAATACCGGTGCTATTCGCCCACCCTGCCAGCGCAGGCCACGGCCTTAATTTGCAAGACGGCGGCAATATTTTGGCGTTCTTCTCCCACTGGTGGGATCTGGAACAGTATCAGCAAATCATTGAGCGTATCGGCCCCACACGGCAAGCACAGGCAGGCCACAAACGCCCGGTATGGATTTACCACATTATCGCCAAAGATACGGTAGACGAGCTGGTAAAAGAACGGCGGGATTCAAAACGTGAAGTACAAGACATCTTACTTGAGGCCATGAAAAAGAGAGGCTTACGATGATTACATGTGAACTGTTAACAATCGCGCGAGTAGAGAGGGTTGTCGGTTATGACCGTACAACCATCTACCTGAGAATCAAAGAAGGGACATTCCCAAAACCCGTTAAAGACGGACGCAACTCTCGTTGGACATCAACGGAGATTCAAGAGTGGATCGATAACCTTATTACGGAACATAAGAAACAAGCAGGCCAGTAA